CTTTAAAGAAGTGAGTGCCAAACTGTTCAATTTGATTCTGAAGAATCGACTGAAGAGTGCTAAGTTCTCTAGCCTGTACAGGAATACCTGGTTTGAAAAGAACCTTATAATAGTTTTTATTTTTATCAAAATCGTCAAAATACGGATTGACGTTGAGGTTAGTTTCCTGTGGCATAGTTTTTTAGAATTCCAATACGATTTTGATGTCTTCCTTTTGTTGTGAACTACGTGTGACAGATGCCCTGTTGTCTACGTAGATAATGTCTCCACTGTATTTTTCAACTTCCGGGTTTGCAAGACCTTGAACAAAACTCATACCCAGATTGTATGTCCTATTATTTATTGAGGTTGAAACACCTGGAGCAGCCGATGTTCCAAAGTTTGTATCAATATTCAAATTTGAGGATCCCCCAAAAACAGTCGTGCCAGCACCAGAGGTTGGTGAAGGCGTGAATCTAAACAATTTTAATCCATATTGTGGACTAGTGTTGGCTGTCCCATCGGTATTAAAACCAGCGAGTCTACGATCTTGCCAGTATTTGATAACCCCCGTGGTTGAATCCCAGTTGATGACTCTTCCAACAGCTGTAGATCCAATGCCAATTGTTTGTGTGACATTGGCATCGGCTGCAAACGTTGTCGTAGTTGCACCGGCGCCAGTTAATTTAAGTGCATAAGTTGCACTAGCTCTTGATATGGTAAGTTTATTTGTTGATCCAAACGCAAATGGATCTCTTACAATACCAACTCTAGCAAATTGATTACCAGTAATAAAATCTGGATTTGTCACATCGTTTTCAAGTCTTGAATAAATCAAAACTCGATACGCTCCCAATTCCCTATAAACATCTGCTCCGTGACCATCTTGTGGTGGTATAATTACATTAAACACAGCATCGGTGGAACCAGAGGGATTTGTTAATCCAACTGCGTTTAAATCAACAGTGCCAAACGTATATTCAGAACCTCCACTAGTAATCTCAACCGAGTCAATTTTTCCTGCCGCATTAACTACAACAGAACATTTTGCGCCATCACCATCACCTTTAATTGGCACATTGTTATATGTTGTGGCGGTGCCATAACCAACACCTCTATTTGTGATGGTTACAATTTTTAATAGACCGCTGGTGGAAGAGTTATTTCTTACGGCAGCAACATCAGTATTTGATGACCAATCTTGAGGAAGAGGAATGAAACTTGTAGAGTCAAATTTAATTAGATCATTTGGTTTGATTGTAAAAAGATACTTCCAAACATAACCATCACCAGAACTACCAGCAGACCTTGGTTCTAAGTCAGTGAATAGAGGTTCGTCCAAGGACGGTCTACCATTTACGTTTTCTGGATCAGTTCCATTTTGAAGACAAATGTAAACTCTATAATCAGAGTTCATTACATAAAAGTTGGTGTCATATAAATTTGTGGAACTTGTTTGTGGGGAAATATTTGATCTAGAGTAATCATGACGATACATTTCATATGTCGTGCCAGATGTCCAGGTAATTTTTCTTACCACTCTTACAGCATCAGCCGCATTGATTCTTTTTAATGCAATCATTGTATCCCAATAATCATTCTCTTCATTGAATGAATCTTTGGGAGCTGGAGAAGTCGTATCCCAACTTGAATCAAATTCGGATGCATTAGGAAGACCAATCCAAACGTAATAACTATTGGTGGTTGATGCGATTCCTGTTACAAAATTCTCAGAATTTAATATACGAAGTTGATCAGTTATAATTGCTGACATTTGAAAAGACTTTTTGTTTTATTTATGTTTAAATGTAGACCTCTTTTAAGTCTCTGGTTCTAATTATGACAGGGCCCGTTATGATGCCTGTAACTCCATTGTTTTTAATAACAGAAAATTCTTTTGTATCTGACTTTACAAAATCGTGAAGACGACCCCAAGAATACTCACCAAAATTCTGACTGCTTCCAAGACTTACATTTGCAGTAGAGCTAACACTTACAGTGACTCTGGTAAGAGTGGTCACTCCTACTCCAATCGCACTACCAGATACGTTTTGGACAGACATAACTTTGTAAATATTGTCAATAAACGAAGTTCCAATGCCAACAGTCGTAGTTCCAGACGCATTTTCATAGGCAGTGAGGCCACTACCGGTGTTAGAGTTAAACACGACAAAGTAATAGTCTGTTTTAATACCACTTGAAGTAATTGGAGTCGTCATTATAGATGACTTTCTGAGTGGAGAATCAAGAGGAATAAACAAATCAAATGTTAGCCCCGTTGTAGCAATACCGACTACGGAAGTAGTTCCAATGCCTGTAATAATACCAAAGTCTCCCTCATACTTAACACTTGACAGAGTGTCATCAGTTTGTGGTTCAGATTCAATCATTACAATTGGTGGATTTGTGTTAGTATATCCTGCCCCAGCATTTGTGATTGTTACAGAGGAAACTGTGCCCAAACCAGAAATAACCACAACACCAGTGGCATTAGTATTCATTGTAATACCAATACCAGAGTGTATAGTCCCAATGCCAGCGGTCACACCGATTGAAACTGTAGGAGCGGTGGTAAATCCAGCACCACCATCAGAAATAATGATACTTGAAATTGTTCCAGCAGCGGACACAAGTGCTGTCGCAGCTGCGCCAGTTTTAGTTGTTGCATCTAAAATCAAAACGGACTGTTTTGTTTCTACAACATCATCAATCTCATTAAAGATGGGAACAGCATTATCAACGAAGACTTCAGTCGCAGCTGCACCAACGCTTTTGATAATATAAGATACTGGTCTGATGCCGGCCTCTAATTCTGATCTATCTTTAGTAACATTAAAATTACCAATAATTAGATCTTGAAGTTGTTTCCTCCAAGTTACAGGTCTTAGTAAAGATCTATCGGTGGTGATGCCGATATCAATATAAGTGTTGGTAGTTACCGTGTCAGATGTTGTGATACCAGTAATTGTTCTAGGGAGTTGTTGATAACCATCGGAATAACCAATATCAGGGTATGAATTAATTGTTAACTGATCTCCGACCTTGACAGTTTCCAAAATGTCAACTTCTACAACATCATCATCCGAACCACGATAGAAATAAATTCTTATCTTATCACCAGCCTTTGGAGCTTCAGAGAATCTAATTTGTGAACCTCCAACAAATACATAACTCTCAGTTGGAATTTGAAGAATATCATTAATAAAAATAATAATATTATCTTCAATCTTGATGGGTGAACCCTTCGGGGATCTTAATGTAATTAACGTAGAAGTTGCTCCTGTGGTCTTAGTTAGATTAAACGTTTTTCTTTGACCATCAAATAAATCCTCAAAGGTGTTGAATTTTTCAAGTTGACCAAAAGTCCAACCCGAAAAACTATCATTAAAAGTTTTAGTGACTGTTAATCTAAATGATGTAAATGCAGCTCCAACAGATGCATCAGTTGGCACACCAGCCTGACCACCAGTTTCGACGGATAATACATCACCAATCTTATAGTTGTAACCATAGTTAGTAATATTAAAACTAATTACACTCTTTGCAAGTCCAACACGAACAGAAACAGATGCACCAATGCCAGTTGAGCTACCAGTTAGTTTAATATTCTCATAATTCAATGGATTTTCAAACACTAACGTTGGTGGATTTGTGGAAGTGAATCCAGATCCAGGATTAGTAATTGTCACTGAAGTCACGATACCTGCGGTCACATTTGCACGACCAATAGTGACAATCCCAGAACTTGTGATTGCTCTGACGAGAATATTAGTTTGAACACCGACTCTATAACCAGAACCACTGTTACCGACCGACACAGAAGAAATGGTTCCAGCGGCAGATACAACTGCAGTGCCGCCTGCAGAGACTAAAGGTTGATAACCAAATGAATTTGTCTCTGCGACAGATACAATAATTCCACCTCTAGGAATGGAGGAAACATTTACGTCATAACTCACAGACACACCAGCGCCAGTGAAACGAATTGAGGAAATACCTGCAGTCTCGGTGATAATATAATCATCTGGTGAAGCTGGATTTTGGAAAATTTCATTAATCAAAATGATGCCACTATTGGTTGCAAATCCAGTTACGTTTTGACCATCAGATTTAAGAATAAATGAAGACGCAATACCCGTGAATTGATTTTCAATGGTGTCAAAAACATGATTATTTTTATAAGTATCTTGATTACCGTTTGGAATACCAGTTCTAGCAAACGCTCTAGCTGTGAAAGTAGATGTTGTTGTCAAACCAGTCGGCCCTTTTGATCCCTTAGGTGGATCAGTAAAGTTAATGGTGTCTCTAACAATCTGGTAGTTGCCAACATATTTTGTAATTGTGGCTCCAGCACTATGATTCGCAAGAACGGAGTTGAGTTGAGCTCTCTTTACGAGAACAATATTTGTGCCTCCAATACCAATTGTATCAATTTTCATAAATTCATCATCAATCTCAATAATATCTCCAGAGAAGAACGATGAAATACCTGACATTGTAATAAAATCAGTTGTGGTCGTAACAGAGGTGCTAAGACCTGTATTAATTGGTGATTGAATAAGTGGGCTCTGAATATTGTTATCGAGCGTCACCAACATTTTAGAGTTTAGATTTCTTGATGTAAATGAGTGAGTTGTGCCTACACCAACAGAAGT